TTCACACATTAGTTGGATACCTTTTAATAAAATGCCTGAAATGTATAAAACATTAGAAACTATTATGAGAAAAACAAATGGTAATCATTTTGGATTTGAAGGAATGCAAATAACAGAACCTGCTCAATATACAGAATATCCAGCGGGTGGATTTTATGATTGGCATATAGATTCAGATGTTAATTGTATAAATGAACCACCAGTACGTAAAATATCTATGACATGTTTATTATCTCATGAATCTGAATTTGAAGGGGGTGGACTAGAACTTATGTCAGATGGTAAGATTGCAAGACCTAAACAAGGTCAAGCTATTTTCTTTGCAAGTTATATTAGACATAGAGTAATACCAATAACTAAAGGTACAAGAAAATCACTTGTTATGTGGTTCGGTGGTACTCCATTTAAATAATGAATAGAGAATTATATTTTGCAACACCTATCTATGTTAAAGATGTAGGCACACAAGAATTCAATAATCAATTAGAACAAAACATTGTAAATTGGTCTAAACAAGATAAAGGTGAAATTAAAACTAATATGAAAGGTTGGCATAGTACAACAGATATGCATACTAAACCTGAATATAAAATGTTAGTTGATTTATTATATGAAGCACAATCATTTATTTATAAAGATGAATTATTAGACAATGAACCTTATCTTGGAAATATGTGGGCCAATATCAACCCACCTGGTGGATATAATAGACCACACACTCATCCTAATTCATTATGGTCTGGAGTGTATTATATTAAAGCACCTATTAATAGTGGACATTTAAAAGTAGAAGATCCTAAACCTTGTAGTTTAATATCAAGACCAAGACGCAAACAAGGAGAGTTACCAATTCATTTATGGAATGAAGTACACTTTGAGCCAGTTGCAGGACGCTTGATTATGTTTCCATCCTGGTTAAATCATTGTGTTGATCCAAATCAATCTAATGATATAAGAATATCAGTATCGTTTAATTTTTTACAGAGAGGAATGTTCGTATGAGTTTTCAAATTAATAAATATCAAGTAATTAAAAAAGCAGTTCCATATGAACTTGCTAATTTTATATTTAACTATTTCTTACTTAAAAGAGATGCTGTTAATTATATGTATAAAAATAATCTAGTAGCGGAAAATGGTATGTTAGGTACTTGGAAAGACAAACAAGTTCCAAATGTATATTCTCATTATGCTGACTTTGTTATGGAAACATTACTTATGAAAGTAATGCCTATAATGAAAAAAGAAACTAATTTAGATTTAATACCTACGTACTCGTACGCGCGCGTGTACGAGAAAGGTTCTATTTTAAAAAGACATAAAGATAGACCTTCATGCGAGATATCTACAACATTAAATCTAGGTGGAGATCCTTGGGCCATCTATTTAGATACAACAGGAAGTAATAACGTAATTGATGAATATAAGAATATAATGAAACCAAATGCACCAGCAGGTATAAGAGTGGATCTTGAACCAGGTGATATGTTAGTTTATTCTGGTTGTGAGTTAGAACATTGGAGAGAAGAGTTTACAGGTAACATTTGTGCACAAGTATTTCTACATTACAATCATATAAATGGTCAATTTAAAGACAATAATTTATACGATAAGAGACCACTTCTAGGACTACCACCATTTGCTAAACAATAGTATAATAGGCATTAAATATGCCGTTAAAAAAGATACCATTACCTCCAGGTTTTGATAAAAACGATACTGCGTCTCAAGCAGAAGGTCGTTGGATAGATGGAGATAACGTACGTTTTCAATATGGTTCCCCTGAAAAAATAGGGGGTTGGAAGCAAATTAACACATCTATTTTAGTAGGCGCTGGTAGAGATATTCATTCTTGGTTTGATTTAACAGGTAGAAAATACGAAGCTATTGGAACAAATAAAATTTTATATATTCTATTTGAAGATACTTTTTATGATATTACTCCATTAGGAACAGCGTTAACTAGTTGTACTTATACATCTACTACAGGCTCTACTACAGTTACAATTAATAAAACCGCTCATGGTCTATTAACTGGGGATTTAATTAAATTCACAAGTGTGACAACACCTGGACCAACTACTACTAGTTTTACAGCTGCAGATTTTACTACAAATACATTTGAAGTTAAGACAGTTCCAACAACAGGAACTTTTACAATTACAATGGCAGTTACAGAAACAGGAACTGGAGTTACCGGAGGTGGAACAATTACTACAAATCCTTATGTAACAGTAGGTCCTATTCTTTCTACATTTGGATATGGTTGGGGAGCTGGACAATGGGGTATTTCTACTTGGGGTACAGCTAGAACAACATCTAATACAGATATTGATGCAGGTTCATGGTCTTTAGATAACTTTGGAGAATTATTAATAGCTACTGTTAAAAATGGACAAACTTTTTCATGGGATCCAAATGCAGGAGCAGGGGTTAGTACCCGTGCAACTATTATATCAGGAAACCCTACAGCATCAATTTTAACAAGGGTATCAGATAGAGATAGACATTTAATTCATTTTGGTACTGAAACAATTATTGGAAATGCTGCTACCCAAGATCCAATGTTTATAAGATTTTCAGATCAAGAAGATATTGAAGTATATGAACCAACTTCTACAAACACAGCAGGTACATTTAGATTAGATAATGGAAGTACAATTATAGCAGCAGTTAAAGGTAAAGATTATATGTTAGTTCTTACAGATGAAGCAGCTTACACAATGCAATTTGTAGGACCACCATTTACATTTAGTATTCGTCAGGTTGGTACTAACTGTGGTTGTATTGGTCAGCATGCTGCAGTATTCGTAGATGGAGCTGTTTATTGGATAGGTGATTCTGGTAATTTCTTTGTATTTGATGGAACAGTTAAAACATTATCATCTTCAGTTGAAGATTTTGTGTTTACAACTCAAGGAGATAGTTTAGGTTTAAATTTTGTACAAGGAGATATAGTATTTGCAGGTCATAATAGTTTGTATACTGAAATAAATTGGTTTTACTCAAAAGCTGGTTCTACAGAAATAGATAGAGTTGTTACTTACAACTATAAACTTCAGTCTTGGACTACAGGAACACTTGCAAGAACAACTTATGAAGATTCTCATGTGTTTGATAATCCTACTGCAACTAAATATATTTCAACTTTAACTCCTAATATTCCAACAATTAATGGAGTGAGTAATGGAGGTAGTTATGTATTTGAACATGAAGTTGGAGTTAATGAAGTATTAAATTTAACAAGTACTAATAGTACTAGCATTGTTATTCCTGCTTATGTTAAATCAGGAGATTTTGATTTAGACATAGAGGGAGATGGTGAATTCTTTATTAAAATAAGAAGATTTATTCCAGACTTTAAATATCTAGATGGTAATACAAAAGTAACCTTATTCTTTAGAGCGTACCCAGCAGATACAACCACGGCACAGGGACAAACAACTGTGGGTCCCTTTACAGTATCTTCAACAACAGATAAGATAGACACACGCGCGCGAGGAAGACTTGCGTCAATAAAAATTGAAAACGATGCACTTAACGACAATTGGCGTTATGGTATATTTAGAGTAGATATACAACCAGACGGCAGAGGCGGAAGTGCTCCACAAACATAATGGCTAAAATAAATATTCTTATACCAGAACCCCCACAACAATATAGTGTAGATTCTTTAAGACAAATTAATCAAGCTCTAGAGACTTTACAAAACCAACTAAATACGTCATATCAGAATGACTTACTTGAAGATCTACAAACTTTTAACTGGTTTTTATTTGGAAGCGGAGCAGAATGACAATAGAATATAAAAGCGACATTTACAGATTAGCTACAACAAATTTAACTACAACTCTTACAGTTAATGCAACTACAAGAGTTATTATAAAAGAAATTAGTGTTTCAAATAAACATAACAACACTGTTGAATGTGATTTTTATTTAAATACAGTTAATGGAAGTGCTATTTTTTATCATACAAAAATAGCTGCAGATTCTCATGACAATGCTGTACATAATACTTTAGTATTAGAAGA